GAGGAGTTTTTCGTAAACTCGCAGGCTCGGACGCTAGAAGATGCTTACGTTGTCTGTCACCGCTCTGAGGTTCGTGTAGGTGAGCTTGTAGAGATGGGCTACCCATTTGAGGAAGTCTATGACCTAGACAGCTTGTACGGCGCGTCAGACATATCTGAGGCAGAAGACATTGAACGTCGGGGCTACTCACAAGACGACTACGAGGATCAGTCAGGCGATCCAGCAATGCGCAACGTAGCCATTACTGAAGCCTATATGCGGTTGGATGTAGAAGGCACAGGCGTTCCAGTTCTACACCGCTTTATCTGCGGTGGGTCAAACTACAAGCTGCTGGACTTTGAGCGTGTAGACGAAGTGCCGTTTGCTGTCTTTGAGGTCGATCCAGAGCCGCACACAATGTATGGCCGCTCACTTGCTGAGTTGATTATGGATGACCAAGATGCATCCACAGCCATCATTCGTGGCATCCTTGATAACGTAGCCATGACAAACAACCCACGCATTGGTGTTGTTGATGGTGCAGTTAATATAGACGATGTGTTGAACAATGAGATTGGCGCGGTCGTGCGTATGCGTCAGGCTGGCGCTATGCAAGAAATAACTGTTCCATTTACTGCAGGGCAGACGCTGAGCGCATTGCAGTACATGGATAGCCTGGTTGAGCAGAAAACAGGTGTATCACAGAATGTCGCACTAAACCCAGATGCCATGCAGTCAACCACTGCGGCAGGTGTGCAAGCAACAGTTGATGCAGCGGCTGCGCAGGTTGAGGTTATGGTTCGCAATCTGTCAGAGGGCATGCGTCGTATGTTCGGCCTACTACTGCGTCTGCATGTTAAGCACACAGACGAAGAACAACTGATGCGCATGAATGGACAGTTCGTGCCTGTTGATCCGCGTGTCTGGAACGCAGACATGGATGTGCAGGTGAATGTTGGCTTAGGCACTGGCAGAGAGCAAGAAAAAGCTGCCGCGCTGCAAGGCGTCTTGCAAATCCAGCAACAAGTATATCAGAACTACGGCCCAATGAATGGGTTGGTTTCGCTGACAAACATTCGTAACACTCTGGCAGACGTTCTAGCCGCGTCAGGTGTTCGTAATGCAGAACGCTACTTTGCACCGATCACACCTGAGATTGAACAGCAGATGTTGATGTTGCAGCAGCAACAGCAGGCGCAGATGGCGCAAGGTCAGCCCGATCCGAATGCAGCATTCTTGCAGGCTGAGCAAATCAAGGCGCAAGCTAAGATGCAGTCTGATGCAATGAAAATGCAGTTGGATGCTCAGAAAGCTGCGGCAGAAGATGACCGCAAGCGTGACCAAATGGCCCAAGACCTTTTGGTTGATGCGGCTAAAATTTATGGTCAGTATGGCACAAACGTAGATGTTGCGCGGATTAAAGCCGAGCAAGACAAGCTGCGCACAGTTGCTAACATTGCCCAAGGTGGATCAGCGTGAGTACAGACATACGCATAAAGGCTGATGAGGCCAAAAGATTAAAGAACGACACTGCGTTTTCGCAGTTCGTTCAAGAGGTTCGTGAAAGCCAGATGATGGTTTTTGCAAACAGCGCAGCTCACGAAGTTGAGCGGCGTGAAGAGGCGCACGCAATCATTCGTGCGCTTAACTTGATCGAAGTGAACCTTGACGCCGCGATTGCGGCAGAGACACTTTTAGATCGTAAAAAATAAGGAAGTAGCACCGTGGAAAATGCGACTACTATTGAGGAAGCAGTAAGCCTAATTACTGAACCAACTGAAGCCCCAGAAGCCGAGGCACCTGTTGAACAGGCAGCCGAAGCAGAAGAGGTTGAGGTTATTGATGAACCAACTGAAGCAGAAGAGCCAACTCAAGAGTTTGAGAGCGATGATGACGATGTTGATTTAGATGACGTTGAATTAGATACCACTCCAGAGATTGAAGCGACTGAGGAAACCAATTTCATCCCCGTTAAAGTAAACGGCAAAGAAGAAATGTGGACACTGGATCAGTTGAAACAGTCGGCTGCGGGTCAGGGTTACATCAATCAACGCATGCAAGAAGTTGCGCAACTTGAAAAGCAAAACAAGGCACAAGCGCAACAATTAGCTGAGCAGCGACAGCAATTCCTGCAGCTGCAACAGACGACACAACAAATTGGTATGACGCCACCAAAACCTCCATCTAAAGAAATGTTCGATAGTGACCCCATTGGTTATATGGAAGCTAAAATGAACTATGATGAGCAAGTAGGGCAGTATAACCAACGTGTTGCACAAATAAAGCAACTACAGCAGCAGCAAAATGCAGCAGCTCAACAGCAGCGGGAAACCTACCTGCAAGAGCAAGCTAAACTTTTGCAGCAGCACATCCCTGAGATTGCCGATCCTGAAAAGGGCGACAAGCTCAAGGCTGACTTGATAAAAACTGGGTCACATTACGGATTTACTGAACAAGAAATTCAAGGTGTGACTGATGCGCGTTATGTGCGTGCATTGAACGATGCAATGAAATGGCGTCGTTTGCAGGACAAGAAGTTGCAAGCAACCAAGGGCGAAGCCCCTAAGACTGTTGTGAAGGCTGGCGCTAAGCGTCGTGCAGGAGATGGTGAAGCTGCGGCTCGCAAGAAGCAGCAAGCTAAGCTGCGTAAATCTGGTCGGATTGAGGACGCCCTCAGTCTAATGATGAAGCCTTAAACTGGAGTAAGAAACCATGGCACAACCAACCAACACATTTGACAGCTACGATGCTGTCGGTATCCGTGAGGATTTGAGTGATATCATCACCAACATCTCACCAGAAGAAACACCGTTCTACACTAAGTGTCGCAAAACATCTGCGTCAAACACTTTGGTTGAATGGCAAACTGATGCGTTGCGTTCAAGCGCAGCAAACGCGCACATTGAAGGTGACGACACAACAGCAGATGCGGCGACAGCTACATCACGCCTAAACAACCGAACCCAAATTTTTAAGAATGCTGTAACTGTTCCAGATACAGATGAAGGTTTGGACAAAGCGGGTCGTGCGCAAGAAATTGCGTATCAGACACTGAAGATCGCCAAAGAGCAAAAGTTGGACATCGAGAAAGCACTTTTCGACAACAACGCAAAAGTTGCGGGTTCTGCAACTGTTGCGCGTGAGCTTGCTGGTGCGCCTGCATGGTTGACATCAAACACAGACTTTGGTGCTAACGAAGGTGCAGACCCAACTGGTGACGGCACAGACGCTCGTACAGACGAAACAACAACATTGATCGCGTTCTCACAAGCACGCTTTGATGGTGTTATGCAGTCTATCTGGGAAAACGGTGGCAATCCTGACACTGTATACCTATCAGCATTCCAAATGAATGTTGCGCTAGGTTTCACAGGTAACAACAACCAGCGTTCATCAGTGCAAGCTGGCGACGAGCGTGTTGTTAAGTCACTTGCAGTGTATGTAACTCCTTGGGGAACTATTGAGTTCATGCCTTCTCGTGAGAACCGTTCTCGTGACGTCTTCATCATGCAAGACGACATGTGGGAAGTTGCAACATTGCGTCCAACTAAAAACATTGAGTTGGCGAAAACTGGTGACGCAACAAAACGCCAAGTTGTCACAGAACTTACACTGTGCGCGAAGAACGAAGCTGCAAACGGCGGCGTGTTCGACAACACAACATCATAACGTCATAACGTTATTAGAGGGGCTTAGCGGCCCCTCTTTTTAAAGGAGATTGCAATGAGAGTTTTAGTTAAGTACCGCAGCATGTCCACATGTGCGGGTCGTGTTAAAAACGGTGATATTGTTGATCTGCCAGAAGCAGAAATAAAACGCATTTTAACAACTAAGCCAAATGCACTTGAAATTTTGCCAGAATTACCGACTGAAAAGCCTACGCCTAAAAAGCCTGTAGCAAAGAAAGCACCAGCGAAGCGCAAGCGTGCGCGTAAGGCAGACGGTACGCTAAAGGCTGATGATCCATCCACACCAGATATCAATGAGGCATGGGAAGATGGCAAACACCTCAACTAAAATCAAAGAAAAAATATACGTTGATGGCGATCAAATCATTGTTAAGAAGACGCATGACGCAACAGTAGCTCTAAAAGACGCCGAGTATGCTCGGCAACGCACAGAGAACTCGTTTGCTTCCGATTACAAGCATGTCGGCAACGTGGACATGGCTATGCTTAATAACTGGCTAAAAGAGGCTGGAGTAGCATGGACAGATACACAAGCAGTAAAAGATGTGTTAAAAAGGAAGTTAATGAGTAACGAGTTCAAAAGCCTGCGCGTGTGGGAAGGTAGCTACTGATGGAAGTGAACTTTGAGATGATAAATGCTGTGATGCAGTGGATCGTTTTGCCGATTGCTGGGGTTGTTGTTTATATGTTCAATAAGCAGAACAATCATCACACTGACATAGCAGTTCTCAAGTCACTTCAAGAGGCCACAAAGACATCACATGATCGTGAGATGAAAGAGATGAAAACTACCATCGCCGCAATATTCACAAAGCTCGACAATATCGAGCAGGCTTTGCGCAAATAAATACGCAAACAGATGGATCAAAAAGCAATCATATCAGTGCTTTTTGCAGCGGTCATGGGCCTAATAGGGTGGAACATT